GGTTCCAGTAGAAGCGGTTGATTAAACACCCGAGCGGCCAGGTGTTGGTGATTACGCCAGGGCATTAATTTCCCTCCCAATTACTAGTATTAGATGGATATGTTACAGACCAGTTAGGCACGCTCAGTCCCATCTCTTTGCGGCGCTGGATCTCATACTCTTGCTGTTCCATAACCTCTTCGTAATCCAGCCCCTGCAAAGCCAGTTCGTTTTGATACGTACTGATGCCGGTGGTCAGACGCATTCCACTTTCCTGCACCTCTTTCAGACCGTCGATAGCCATGCGGCCGGCACCGATCCAAAGAGCATTCGTCCAGGAATTACGCGCTTCATAGAACGAGCGGCTTGCTTTCGATGGCAGGCGAATGATCCCCCGTGCCAGCGCCTCTTCGAACCAACACACGAACATCAGTGATGCCTGGCGCGCAGCGATAAATTTCCGACGCCCCATAAAATATCGCCAGCTGACATTTGCGCTGGCGCGCGCACTTGAATAACTAACCTGGCTGTAGTCGCGACTTAGCTCCTCATAAGAAACACCGGTACCGGCAGCAACATAACGCAGCAGGGATTGCTCAAGAGAACTGAATCCGGCATCCGCATTTTGAGCTGTTTGCAGGTTTAATTTATCTCCCGGGTGCAGGTGTGGAACCTTGACCCCGCCAAGCTTGATATTTGCGCCGTTGTAATACTGGACGAAGCTCTGAATGAAAGCTGTGAGGGGATTCGTCTGTGAGTTTGCACCTGCGCCAGCGATGTATTCAAACGCCTGCTCGCTATCGAGTTCGGACTCGATTGTGGCAGCATACATGGCCTTGACTATCGCGCTTTGCAGCTGCGTCTGCTGTAGCGTGTCGAGCATTTTGAGGCGCTCCATAACACTGTAAAAAATGTTATCTCCTCGCGTCTGCCCTTCTTCCATCGGTTCAAAAATGTGAATGAATGCCGGTCGACCGCTACTGAGACGAGCCGGGATTCTTCGGCAGTTCCCAACGCCGCCATAAGGATAATTATCCTCGGCAACCCAGTATCCGACCGCAGCGCCGTTCTTATCGATATCGACACCAGCCCTCCGCGATTGTGTGTCACTTGCAAATCCAGGGTTTCGGATCCGCTTAGGCGAAACCATTTTGAAGCGCGTCCGGAATATCGACCCCGGACTACCCTCCCACACGGGCTGCACACACGTTTCCCCGTTGAAGGCATGCGTGGCAACTCCCTCACGGATCATCATCGTAAAAGTGCGCTTGCGCTCAATATCAATACTGCAGTGCGGATCTTCTGCGTACTCCGTCCAAGCTGTTTCAACTTCGCGCGCCAACGCCCGCGAATCTTCGCGAGATATGCCAAGGTAACGCCAGTTTGGACGGTAGCTGAGCTTAAAAAGATTGCCGACAATATGATCCTGGTGTAACTGGACGGCATTCGCCGCTACGCCATTATTTCGGACAAGATCATCAGCACGTGCATTTCCTTTATAAAAGGTTGGAAGCAAGGCGGCATCGGCGCTTTGCTGAGGCGCATGCCAGTCAAGCAGTTGACCACCAAAACCGGGTCCACCACCGTTGTATCCCGCATAGTGGCGTCTTACCATCAGGCCCCAGCAACTGTTTCACAGTCATAAACGCACCCCAACCGGACGTCGCCGCCCTGTACTCAAACCAAGCTGAGATTTCAGTTCGGTGATATAAGAACGAAGCTGGGCTATATCAGCAGCTGAATACTGATAGCTACGATTATTACCCGCTGAATCCCCATGCGATATTGAGACAGTTGACTTGCCGATCAGTAATCTGTGTAGCGCGATTTCGGCTTCCAGCAGGCGCTCAGTTAAAATTTCATTTCCAGTTGGCATGTTAGCCTCCTAATGCGCGCGCCATCTCTTCGAGCGTCATCGATGGGGCTGATATTGATTTTTTTTGCTGTTCAGCCAGCATTTCAAGATTAAGCTGAAAGCGGATTTTGCTGATACGCAAGGCGGCCAGCGCATAGACCAGGCAGTCCAGAGCTTCATTTCGTCGCCCCTGATTGCTCCAGCGATAAACGACACGGCCATTAACTAATTTCGGGATCAGAACTTCGCTGACGAGCTGTTTCGCCTCCACCTCCCCGAAAATTTCATCATTTGCGGGAAGGTGAATAGCCCCCGGAACATCATTTTTCGGGTCGGGCTGAAGAGGGAAACGCATATAAAGCAGGTCCTTGGCCGTATCGGTGCCAACCAGTGACAAAAAAACCTTGTTTGCGTTTCTTGTTCGGGGCATATCAACGACCGGACGACCGTAGGTGCTCGCCCCTTTGATGGGTATGACCCATAATGGGCCGAGCTTAATCGAGCGGTTGTAAACGACCTGAGGGTCAATTCCTCCAGTATCCCAGGCCCACCTACCTACCCCGATTTTTGTTCCATCACTACGCTGGTACTCTTTTCGAATGACGCTATCCACGCGCTGCAGCGTCTCTTCTTCATCGTAACGACCAAAAACGATGGTCTTATCGATTAGCCAGCACTCCTCCTCAGCCCCCCATCCCCAAACAAAGCACTCATAGCGGCCTGATTTTTGCGAGTCGATACCACCCGTCAGATAGACAACACCATCCGGTACCTCATGGGTATATGCTTCCCGGCGGCTCATCAAAATATCGTGCGCCAGTTGCTCGCTGGCGACTTCGCTCCACAATTCTCCAAGCACTGTGTTGTAAAACGCTTTTTCTTTGAGTGGATCGCCTTTCGCTTTCAGCCAGGCATCAACAATTTCTCCCCAGCCATCTAGATTCAGCGAGTACAGCGCATTCACCACTATGGCTGCATGTTGCGGTGCGCGTACCGGCCCGCCATCATGGTCGAAAAAATGGATACCATCGCGGGTCCAGGTGCAGTCTTCTGCCATCCAGCGCCCTGCATTCTCCATCTTTTCAAGATCGCTGTAGTAAAAATGGCCTGGGCAGTGGCAGCACTGATAATGTGCGGAACGGCCCTTTGCTTCTCGCGTCAGCTGGCTGTCATCCCACTTGAGCCCGTATTCAATATTCTCAAAGCCAAACTTAAGCACCTGCTCCCCACCGCAGTGAGGGCATGGAAGAAAGAATCGAAAAACAAGATCTGCACCATCTTCCAGCATCTCAATATGACTTTTACCGGTGACGGTGGGAGTTGAGCCGAAAATGGCTTTCGGGTAAGACGCCCCCTTTATTCGAACGAGGGCAAGGTCGATTGGCGAACCTTCTCCCTTTCCCTTTTTTGCTACCTCCATCGGCCAGCCATCTACTTCGTCACCAGCGACCGTTTGCTTTGTCAGGCGGCGAAAATTACCTGGCGAACTGGCGCCGCGAAAATCAAGTATCGCCCCGCTCATCTCTTTTCTGGAGATATTGTTCCGCTCATTGCTGCTATCCCAGTCCGGGAAGATTTTTTGAATGACTGGCATTTCAGCAATAGCCGGATCGACTTCATCAGAAACGAACCCGTCAGATTCATCATCAATAGGCTGGTAGGTAACAGAACTGCGTTTTTTGTGCTCAGCGAAGTAAAGAAGCGCTGCGACCAACACTTTGGTGTATCCGAGGCGCGCTGATTTGCGGATAGAGACGATCTTGATAGCATCGTTCGTCATCATATTAAGCATAGCGATCTGCACTGGCTGGGTCTTCCAGTGGCCTGCTATATGGCTGGAGCCTTCCGGTAGATAGAAATATTTATCCGCCCATTCAACTCCCGTCATCGGTATCGTCACGCGCAAGGGACTCAACCCGTTCAATATCGCGCTCGATATCGCTGACATCGTAATCGCTGAAGTCGACTCGTATGTCTGCAAGCTCATTAAGTGCTACCGCCAATTCCTGTTTAAGTAAATCACTGGCCTCCTGCGGCATTTCAGTCCAGACCTTTTTCATACGAGGAGGCCAGGACTCCACACGAGTTCGCAGTTCAACGGCAACGCGTGACACAGCTACGCTAATTAACTCAATTGGCGCATAACGTTTAGCGAGAATGCGACGCTTAACACGCGCCATCAAAATGCGCTCCTGCCGCTCTTCGTTTTTTAACCACTGCTCGCGATCTTTTTCAGGGGTATTCTCACCCGCTTCCGGTCCGCCGCTGTTGGTAGGCTCTTTTTTCACACCTCTGAGGTAATGAATATAAAAATGCCGCCAGGCATCCAGATCCCAGTCACCCCTCCCTTGCGGGACGGGGGCACCAGGCAGTTTTGACAAATCGCGCAAACGTCGATCTGATAGCAGCAAATGCTCAGCAACCTCTGCTTGCGTAGCCATAAGAACTCCGAACCGGAACCGGAAATGCCAAAAATGAAAAAATGCTCAAAACGAGAGACTTTTTGCGCGTCCTGGGACCCTCGGTATTTTGGGGTCTGGAAAGGACCCGCAGCTAGTCTTAACGTTTTGTGAACATGCGGAAAACATTTACGCGAAAGGATTTAAGCCATTTCATCACGCAAATTCGATAGTCTGAAGGTCTGGTTAACCATGCTAACTTAAGGCATGAGACAAGTTCAGCTCTAAAATATTCTCCATAAAAAACAAGACATTAAATAATATAAAAGTTATTATTAAAAATGTATGCTTTTTTGCCGATAAAGGTAATTAGTCACGATCAATCAACTAACCCAACAAGTACGACAACCAAAGGAAAAAAAATGAATATTAAAACCACACCTAACCGCGCAATGATGGAGCAGTTGCTTGGGAGATATTTATTAATATCAGGTGAAATTGACATGTTTATTTCTTTATCTCAATCATTTTTCACTGGACACCCAATAAGTAAGAACTGGGGTAAGAAAGACTTGGCTGACAAACTAAGATGGTATGGGCAAAATCTTGACCTTAGTGTTTCAGAACATGCATCATTAGTTGGATTTATCACTACAGTTGATGTTGTGCATCGGCCGTTTAGAAACATGCTTGCCCATTCAACATTGACTTTAGATGTGGAAACCAACGCTTTTCATGCAATGAATGCAAATGGTTTAGAGGAGTCAATTGCCATTGAAACTTTATATAAAAAAGTCCAGGAACTAGAGCAACTTAACCAAGACATTAATGGAGCTATTGCGTTATCAGCTTCTGTACATAACAAAAACAAGAATGCCTAGTCATTGATCTAGTTGCCATTACAATCAACCATTTCATTGTAATGGCTTAACAACCGATACAAAGCCTCAAGGATTGTTTTAGATCAATTTATAAATACCATTTCCATCTAATGAATATTTATACTCATCAAAGTAACGAATCTGCAACTTGCTTTCATAACTGATTATTAATAGCAGGGAATCTGGGAGGTCGACACTTTTTACTTCTGCAGATTCTCCTAAGTTGACGGATCCTGCTTTCAGGATATCTGCTGAGTAACCATCAAACGGTTTAAAACCCGGCACTGTTTTTATAAAAATACTTAAAGCATCCTCTCCGGCAATAAGTAATTGGCCACGGTATTTGTACGTAGTACCGCCAGTGACACTACTTGGAGCTAAGTTAGGTGCTTTAATTATAGGTTTAAACAGGTGTTCTCTCTCTTTTCTCGCCGATTCTAAGCTATTAACATCCATACTAAGCTGTTCTTTTGCCACTGCAACCATCTCTTTGTACTGATCAACAGAATTCTTCAACTCAGTTGCCTGAAGCTCTAACGCCTTAGTATTTTGCTGTAATTCTTTTTGTTGTTGTAGGTATCCTAGTACGAGCCACAGGAAGGCAACGGGCGAAAATGCCCCCGCTAGAAAATCTCCAAATTCATTCAAAGTACTCATTAAAGCTAAATCTAGTTTATAAATTATTAGTCCTAACGAAATGAAATAAATGGCACTTATAGAGACCCCAGTCCAGAACATTCTCATGCCCACCCCTATTATAGCCCTGCTGAATAAAATGTAGTCTAGACCCGTGCTAAAGCGAACTTAGCAAGCTCATATTGAAGAGGATTCAGTTCTTTGTTCTTCATAAATTTTTTTCAGTCCCTCAATAGTTAACCATGGGCGACGACGATGCAGCATTCTGTGACAGTTTGCACAAACGATAGCCAAATCTTCAAGCTTAGTTTCTTGGTTCTCTTGACGCAGGTTTAGAGGGTTCTTGTGGTGACACTCAGCAAAGCCGTTACCTAATTCGCCGTATAATTTTTTGAAATCTCCCGAGCAAATCTCGCACGCGAGTTTTCCTGTCTTATCAATGACGGATTGTTTCTTTTTCTTGGCCAATGAAGGATCGCGCTCTCTTGAAAGATGCAATCGAAGGATTGGTCGTCCTTCAATACCTGTTGTAGCTTCTTCCTCTTCACTTTCATACTCAGTGATAGATGTAATGTCACTTACGCTTTTGATACTTGATGCTCTGGCCACTGAACCTTGAGTACAGGCTGAATAACGAACTGCCTCGACAAAATCAGAATTGAAAAATTCAGTACCAAAAAATACGTTAGTCCCAAAACTGGTAACGTTATCGAAGTCAAAACGGTGTGGATAATCATCGTCCGGCCACACCTTATCACTTGAGGTGTAATAGGCCTTACTCACTCGAGCTAAAGTGATGCTTTGAACTGCTCCACGGAACTTGTCAAGATCTTCCTTACTGACGCGAGAAAAACCCTTAGGTGGTGGACCTTCCGCCTTCAGCCAAGAGATGGCATAAACAAATGCAACCAAGTCCCCTTCAGTGACCTTTTCGATGGTTTCTTTTTTTGTGTCCTTAACACCCCAAACTTGTTGGTTAAGGCCAATTACAAAGTTCTTCTTGGAGTGTGGCTTGTCTGATACGTATATGACCCAGATCATGTTTAAGACCTACGAATTCATTTTTATTTGGCCATTATAACCCTCTAAAGAATAAGATAAAAATTATTTTTCTACTTCATTCAAAGGAGGATGTAATGAAAGTGAAAGTGTTCCGAAGTGACGTTCAGTCAGATAGCGAGTTAGCCTATCGAGAATGGCTAAGTGATAACCCGGAAGGTTTTGTCGTCAATACGCTCAAAAGTACCGGTGGTCAGGGCAATAAGAGTGATGAACGTTTCACTCGGATTCATAGAGCCAGTTGCAAAACAATCAATCCACTGCTCAGCCAGTACGAGAAGAAAGGCTTCACGACTGGCAACTACCAAAAGCTATGTGCTACCTGCCTTGACGCAGCTGATTCAGAAGCCCGAATGATTACTGGCCTTAAGACAACGAAACGATGCCCCTGTGTCTGATGCTTTTGAGCCGGTAACAACGTTTTTGACAATCGAACGGTCGCCGCATGTCACTTATGAGTACGTCGTATGAGCGCAACCGCTCAGCACCAACAGCGCTGCGGCAAACATCTTTTTTTTCATAATATCTAAGCCTCGGTTGTGGATTTTTCTGCGTTGAGAATGGGCAGTGCCTGAGGTAAATCGGGCACGCCAACAGGCCAGCGATAGCCAGTTAAACGAAGCCGAGAAAACGCGCGGATATTGACGGCATCGGACTGATTACCGCCCAGCACCATCAGATCGCCGTTCTGCGCCTTACCGACAACGAAACCGACGTGGCCGCCGCCATCGCGACTAAAAACAGCAATGCAGCCCAGAGCGGGCTCGTTCAACATGCTGCCCCAGTCAAGGTAGGACTTCGCAGACTCGAACCGGGTAGACTTGATACCGACACGCTCCAGCACAGAACCCACGAACGCAGCGCACCAGGGCGTTTCATCGTTTTTAATCCCGCTGCGTTTGATGTCTTTGAACATCTGCAGGATCAGCGGATTATGCTTCGCCCCTTTTACTTCTTTTTCACCGATATAGTGACGGGCCTCAGCCAGCCATTTTGGTTCGCTCATGATCGTTTCCCATATAAAAACCCGCCGGAGCGGGTTGGTTGTTTATCCAGTCTTCAATTGACGGCGGCCTGACTGCTTCGATAGCACCCTTTAAGATGGCACACCGTCGGCGCAGTATCAGACGCTTAAGCGCATCAGGTTCAAGCCCCTGAGCATAATCAGCATCGCGTATCGTGCGGGTTAGCTCAGGGTACTTAATCTCATACTTCGGCACGTTACACGCCAGGTTAGTGCTGTCAGCAGTCGCAAGCGGAAAGTTTCCGACGATACGCCCATCAAGCATACGCAGGCCGTGAATCTTTGTTCGGAGCTGGCGCCTGATGTATATCTCTGTGAAAGCCTCACGCATGCGTTGATGCCATGCTTTTGTGCGGATTACCGCGTACTGACCTGACGATCCAAAACAGACGCGCGGCCATTCTTCACAAAGCCTGACCAGTCGCTCCAGCGACTCGTGTAAGTGCCATACCGGGACCGCTTTATCACGAAACATGGAAGGCAGCTCGCGGATCAGTTTGTCGTTGTCCTCTTCACCACCATCGACAACGTCGGGGATGACAAAAAATTTAAGCCGCTCGTGGTGATAATACGGCATCAGCCATCTATAAAAATCGATCCAGTTAATGACCAGGCCACGTTTCCATGCGCTAAACGCCGCGTTATCAATCGCCACATCATCAGCATGTTGCAGCGCAAGTCCGAGCTGTTCAGGACGGGCGTATGACACAAAGGCACCAGCACCTGTTATTGCAATTTTGCAGACCGCACCCTTATCTCCCCAAATCGGCAGTCCATGAAAGTGAACGGTCATGCTTGCTCCATAAAAAAGCCCCGGCATTTAGCCAGGGCTCGTTACGTAATTAGAATTTTTTTACGTCGCTTTTTTCGATTTACGAATCAGCGCGCCGCGATCAATGAAAGCGCGAGTAACAGGATCATGATATCGCGTAGGCCAGATAACCCAGGGTTCAACTCCGATCGCTTCCGCGAGTAGCTTTTCCCCCTTAGGCCATGGCCGGGAAAGCGCATTTGCGAGCGTGGAATCACCCAGGCCCGCAGCGCGTGATAGTCCTGCAACCGTGGTCCCTTTCTTTCTTACTGCGGCGATAATATCTGCTGTATGCCAATCAACTAATTTTCTTTCCATATTAATTATCTCCATACATTTATATAATTGATGTTTAGAGCCGCGCATATAATTTCGGTTATTAAATCGAGTTGTAACATTAACCGATAATACAGAAAGTGTACGGCGATAAATTAACCAACATCAAATAGGTTGTATAGATCGAATTGCCGATACTGATCGTTAGTAACGATCAGTCAGATGGACTCTTGCGCTGTGCAATGCGTTCACGCAAATCAATTCCAAATCTGGCCTTAAGCACCCAGAAGATAACCGCTTTAAGCCCCTTGTAACCGAGCATGCCAACGATAAACGCGACTTCGTTGTGACTGAAATGAAATGCGCCCAACTCAGGTAGATTCAACTCGAAGCTTGGTAAGCGGGCAGCGGCAAACGTCATGATGACCGTACCGATTATTACATCACCGCAGCATTCGCGAAGCTTACCGCCCCAATAGAACACGCGAACTGTGACACCTAGAATTACAAGCAAAAAGATATCAAAGGTGGTTTTATGAGAACGATATAGCTCCACCATAGTTCCAAGAAATGATGATGTATGTGGCATGGCGCACCTGAAACCCGGCTTTGCAGCCAGGTTAATTTTAATGATTCTATTCGCAATAAGATGTCCCAAATTGTCATCTAGTTATACTATAAATCACAAATGATATGTAATTACCACTTACTCACACAACTTGACCCTTTCCCACTCACGTTTAAGCACCATTCTAACTATATCCATTAATTTATTTGATTGATCGATCAATTCTGAGTAGACCTCAGTAACATTTTTCAACATTCCAGTTTCATTATCAATGATCAAAGTATTAACTAAAAGTTGCAAAGCATGCATTGAAGAATGTATTTCATGCGTTTCTTTTTCTTCATGATTTAGACTTAGCAGAATTAGGAATTTTAACTTATCCATATTGCTACGAGTGGTTCTAGTTCTTTCGAGACACTTGGTATAATCATCAGCTGCCTTCTCATAACGCACTTTCATATCCTCAGAATAATTAGATTTTTTGAAATTTTCTGATTCTAAATTCATAGCACGTTCATGGATTAGATAATCAATACGATCGTTATGATGGTCAAACGCTAAGGAACAGAATTCAGCTATGTTTTCGCGAACATCAGCGATCCATTTTTGCCTGTTTACAGAAATTACCTGTGCATTGATTGTTTTTTGCGAAATTGATAATTGCATTTCACGATCTTCTTTCATTGATGCAAACTGAGATGCTCGCTCACTCATCATGAAGATTTGTTGCTTAGATCGTTCAGCTTTTAAAAATCGTTGTTGTTCTTGCCTCTCTTTCTTTACGTTTTTAGCATTAACATAAAAAGTTCGCCAAGCAATGAGTGCGGGAATAAGACCACCCAAGAATGTTGCACCAACGGTCAGAGCCAGTTGATTATAATCTGTTGGTGAATCAATTGTTAATTTTGGTAAAGAGGATAGTTTGAGGAAAAGCTGCTCAACATTCCCAGCATCAAGAAGTTTGAAAGGCACGCCAGGCCACGACATAGTGATTCCCTTACTGAATGTATAGTAGTGGTACCATAATACCTAACTACACTCATGAAAACAAAATGTCGTAGCGTCGAAGCATGATTAATAGCTTCAATTTTTTTGCAAAAACTTATACTCGTATTCAACGAAATTCAGGTTAATAAATGATGGTAAATGTGAGAGATCGACAAAAAATTTAGCAGGTACCCAGTTGATAAGCTGGGATATTTATGGCCACTTTAACTATTGATCAAATAATAATCGACGATATGACAGGGGTACTGATGCAATGCATTTTCGCGAATACCCCTGTCGTATCGCCGGAAAGCAAAAACCCCGCGCTGGCGGGGTCTTCGTTATGTTCAAATTGTGTCGCTTCTCATCGCTGCCAGTGTGGCGCAGCTCTGCCAAGCATGAATAAATTATCAATATTCCTGGCCCATTTTCAAACCATTTTTCAATAATGAGCACATAATGTTCATTACGGTTATTTGATCGCCAGATATGTTAAAGGCGCGCCAGTCGGTAAACTGAGCGCGCCTTAAGTACGTTTCGGGCAGTTAGTTAAACTGTTCGATCAACTGCAAAATTGCAGCAATGATATCGATGACCAGCTTGATAATGGTCAGCAGTTCTATCATCCGTGATTTTTCCTCACATGAGGAACGCAGCCTGCCAGATTGGCTCTTATATTTCCCCGAAGCTGGCGGGTTAATTGTCAAATCAGTGTCGACTGCGTTCGGGCCAGAACCCTGACAGCACCACCTGTTTCAGCGGGGAAAATCTGTCTCCAATTGGCCCCAACCACAGTAGGGATTTGACGTTGTGATATTACTACTCCGATTAGCCAGTGGCTAATATTTTCCTTTTTTACCTACAAAAAGTAGGATAATATTTGATGCGTCGAATCAGTGTCGGCTGCAGATTTAATAAGTCAGTAGTTAGCATGATCAAACAAACGACCCCGGCTACCAACCGGGGTTTTTTGTTGCCTGCGGTCGAGCCAGATTACAGCGCAGATATCGACCACAACTTCATAGATACCCTGGCGACTTCCGCCCGCCTCGTCAGTTCTTGTAGCGTCAGGGATTCGAACTCGTCGCAGTGAATCGCCAGATACCCCAGCCGCTTCATCATCTCTATATGGTCTTCGGCAGCAATAACCATTTCGTCAGATCTCAGCACCCGGCAAAAAAGCGGCTTGAAGTCCTGGTAGTAGATTATCTCGGTTCGGTTGGCGTGACTGTCACAAAAGGCGTGAACTTCGGCTGGCCGCCATTCTGCTGATCGAGCTACCTCCCCCACCTCACGATCTAAGACATCCAGCACCCAGCGGCGGAATTCTTTTGCTACCGGTGTTCGCGCGAACATGGCAATCAGGTGGGCACCGCGCAGGGAGAAAATACGCATGGATTTTGTGAGATTTCCCGAGACACTCAAAATGAGGGTCTCGGACATGTCGGTAGAAAATTCGTCAGAGTTACGCTCATAAATCTGCGTTACAGCATCTGGTTTTTTGTACCCGAGCGCCTGAGCAATCTCTACAGCTGTTAAGTAGATGGAGTTATGTCGAGAAACGATATTGAACTGCGTGCTATGGAATGCAAGCTGTGTGCTCATAGTGATCACCTTTACAGTGGTTGGTGTCTCACCACGACAGAGTCCAAGCTGTGGTGGTGAGCTGTGCAAGGTTGGACTACCGGCTGTAAAGACCCGGCGCGGATTTCTCCGCCCCCACACAGCCCACCATAATTTGGATGCAGCTGCGCATTACGCATAAAAAAACCGCATGGCGCGGTTATGCGCTTTACAGGATTCGGGAGTCCAAGCCCGACGCCAGATTTTGCTGGCGTGCGGCGACTATAATCCCGGATGCTGATTTCTGTCAATCAGGTCTAAGTTGCTGGCGAGCCGATAAATAAACTTTTGCCCTGAAAATTTCTACGCACCAGCGCACCCGTTTTCGTGCCTCGTCCGCTGTCAGCCAGGGTGCTATCTGCTGCAGGTCACGAGTCAGGTCAGAGATTTTTTTTCGTGTCGTGTAATAGCTGGTCCCGATCACGTAAACCGGATCCGTGGCTTCGAACGCCTGCAATACGCACTGCTCAACAAAATCCACATCGTCATCCTGTATCGCCGTATCGATAACGCTTTTTGCTGGCGCCGGCCATAAAATTGAATGGGCGCGGTTAAGCGCCTGCTGGCCTCTGTATCCCTCTTCGCGCGCCTGGGTTAACGCTACAGTAAACCGCTCAAGCGCCGCATCTGACCACTGCATACCTTTCTGAAATCGCCAGCAGGCGTGCCCTTTTGGTTTGCGTGGAGCCGTGCCGCCGCGCATGCTTTCTCCCCACACCGTGAGGAGCGATTTTATCCAAGCCGATTGAATACCAGTGAGCGGAGTGAAGCGGCCTAACCAGCTTTTGCGCGGTGCTGCTGCCGCTGCTTCGAAGGCTTTTTGTTGTTCCCGGCGTTTTTTGTGGGTCAGCATTTTACTTTTTCCTTCATCAGTTTCGCGGCATGGGTTTTGAGGATCCGATAGTCAGCCAGCACCGAACCGGAGAAGCGAAAAACGCGCAGGCGCTGCCAGTGGTGGCGGAGTGCGAGTGCGATCATTGAACTGGACATGGTGTCTCCCGGATGATTATCGCGCCCTGCTCTCCCCAGATCTTTGTTTTGCGCAGATCCCAGATATGGGCGTCATCATCAAAAATGGCATCCAGCAGGGCCTTTTCGAGGTTGTCGATATCGGGTTTTTGTTGATGGGGTTTGCCATCCATCTGAGCGCGTTTTATCTGGCTCCAGCTTTTTGGCATGGGCAGGACAAAAGTGACGTGGGCACCGGCTTCAGGCAAGTGGATATCGTGCAGGCGCACGTCGTCGCAGAACAGGCGATAGCGCATTACCGGCGGGCGCTGCTTCCATTTGTCGGCGCGTGTCATGCGCGGCTTGCCGATCGGCGTAACAAGGTATTTAGTCATGCTGGGGCTCTCCCAGCTCGGCGTTTACCTGGGCCAGCAAACCTGATTCAGAACCGTATTTTTTTTCCCAGGTCTTCCGGCCAGCATGCACAGCGACGCCGTGCCCGCCCAGGCGGTGGTGAAGTGGGCAAAGAGGAATTGTGTGAAAGTGATCGGACCGCTGACCAATACCACAACCAGAGCGGATATGATGAATCTCCGGGTGCGTATAAACACCATGATGCAACTTGCAGACAATGCACCCAAGCTCTACAAGCTTTGAATAATGCGCTTTTTCTTCTCGTGAATTACATCTGGCCACGGAGCACCCCCTTGCTGGAGGCGAACTCTCCATAGTGTTTTTCTTCAGCCGCCCTTCTGGCTGCAATCGCATCTTCCTTTTCGACAAAGCGGCCTAAGCTAATGGTTTTCCCTTTCTTCGCGATCTGAGCACTCCATTTCTGGCGGCGCCCATCCCAGTACACACCGGGTATACCACTGGTGTTGTCAGTTCTAAGCCCGACATTTTTTGCATTGTCCGACTGAGAACATAGGCGCATATTTTCTCTGGTGCAGTTAAGTTTATTGCCATCAATATAATCAACAACATCACCCGGCCCGGCATTCATGATAATGCGGTGGATGTATCGTTCTTTACCAAAGTGCCAGCCGGTTACTTTTGCATAACCATGCGAGCTGATATGGATTGGATAGCCGACAAAGGACAAAGCATCAGCCTCATCCATTTCGACAATCCGGGAGCGGATATTGAATTTCATTGTTCACCCCCGAGGGCAAACAATTCACAAGCAGAAACACCGCCCTGATTAGCGCAGTGGAAATTGGGTGTTACGGTTTGCTGCGTCATCACTATTCTCCGTGATGGCGCGACAGGTCCGGTGTTCAGCCGGGGTGATTATTATAAATCAGTTACCGGTCTTGCTAAAGTGCTCTTTACATTCCTCGTGCGAACTAATTGAGATAATAATCTCCTCAGAACTTATTGACCGGACAATAAAGCGCCCTCCAATTGTTGTTACTTCATAGCGGACATCAACGCGGAGGACTTCCAAAATTTCTTGCTCGTTCATATGCATGCCTTCTCAAAACAAGGGAGCTCACCGTTCCCATTGGCAAAAACAACACTGAACATCCATACAGCGTATCTAATTAAGAGACAAGATGATAGTTTAATTAATATTGAAATGGCTTACAGTAATACTTAAATTATATTTTATGCATCATTGATTACACATGAACCATACAAAAAACAAATAATTAAATGTTGTGGCATTTGTGTTGATTTATGTATTTGTGCTGAATTTTTCTATTTTGATGGCGATAAATTATAATTCGCCATAGCAATACATATCTGTAATCAACAAGCAAGAAATAGTACAGTTATTTTTATCCGAAGATTTTATTTGGGCACGTACAAAATAAATAACATTTCAAATTGATACGAATATTAAAGGAGGACTTAAGCCCTCCACAATACCCCCTACAACACCAACTATTTTTTTGTGATTCTGAAGCTTTTGACCATTGCATTAGATCTACGGATACTACCTTCATAGGCAGGCAAATAAGTTCTGTCATAAAAGGCTCGTATAGCATCATAATAACAATCTACCAGAACCTCATAATTCTTATTCAGCTTAACGAAATCTATGAATGGAAATACGTAGGTTTCAAACACTGGACTTTCAACCCCAGCCACCACCCTTTTATGTGTTGTTGTTCTATGCTTGTACGATTTCAACTGAGATTTATCCATCGAATCATTAAACAAAGCCATATTGATCACATCTATAGTTGGCAATGAGTCGCGCTGAAAACCTTCTAACATTGGCAAGAGGTCAATATCCAAAGCGGAACTTATTGAGAAAGCCATATCAAGCGAGACATTATCCTCATCAGGCGTGCTTCTCCCGGTGATAGAAAATCCTCTGAGCGCAGAGTCAAAAACAATTTCGGCCTTTTCCCTAGACATATTTGCAACGTCAACAAAACCTAAATCTCGAAAAGCTCTTATTGTCATTTCATCTGAGAAAGTTTTAGAATCTAATGAATACAGGAAGAGTAAAAAATTATCCAAATGCTCAGAATTCTTAATTAACTCAAGCAAAGAAGCGTATATCTCTTTTTTAAACTCGATATCTAAATTCGCAACAGCGAAAGCAGCATAAAACTCTTGAACTGACTTATGTAGAAAAACATGCCTGTTATTACCCTCTTCTTGTATAAGACAAGTAATATCTTTAATATCACTTATAAAATCCGTTGCGCACTCACTTGAATAGCCCTCTGTTTCTATAGCATCCTCAGCGTATTTATATAACTCATCACTCCACAGCTCAAATTTCTCATCCATCAAGGAATTATAACATATTGCAGCAAATGCTAACTTTGCCTTCTCACCAATAATTGGAGATTTTCTTTCCCTGGCATAAGCTTTTATTTTATCATGTCTAGCATAAAGCGTATCAAATAGACTTCTATAAAACTCTACTATATTGTTTGGAATATCACTCATATACGGGTAGCAATAGTAAAGCAACGTGACGAGGATTGGATTACATACTGTATCAGCCAACTCCTCTTTATCACATATTAAATCAGCCAGCACTTTAAATGAAGTTTGGTCACTTGAAAACCTATCATTTTTAGATAGTACGTTAAGTATGCTTACCTTATCATAAATGTTAAGGTCATCTATATAAACGTTATAGACGTTCGAGACAAGGCAAATCTCGGTATTCGGCCTAGTGGTTGCAATTATCGGCGTATTATATTGATAATAAAGCTGTAATATTGCATTCATCATTTGCACCCGCTGATCGTGTTTGACCTCATCAAAACCATCTAGCATCAACACTATCTTTTTAGACTGCAACAATATTTTTACGCTTTCGATATTACATTCAACACCACAAGAGACCAATATCGACATTAAGTGTGATATTATATCAGAACCTTCAACCCTTCTTAATTCAATAAAAAAAGGAATGCGAGTCAAGTGCTTTATTTCCTCACTAAAAAGCTTCCTTAAAATGGTACTCTTTCCTTGCCCCGCAATGCCAATTATGTTGACAATCCCATTAAATGGCATGGTAAAACCATCTTTAATGTTTATTTTATCTTTGTTCGAAGCAACTGTTGCCGACAAGGGATAATAAATATCATCTAAAAGGATATCGTAATCTGCATTATGCAATGTCCGCATCTTCAAAACTGGTAGCACATGCTTGCGTATATAAGCATCTTTCCCATATTCTTCGCTTAGCTGCTGAACTAATAACCTACCCTCTTCTAAATTGTTGCTCCAAGGTTTTTCAAGCACTACTTCTGTCAATTTTTCCGCAGCCTTACCTAAAACGCTATTTAATAAGCCAGCAATAATTTCGTCCACTTAATCACCTTATTAAGAAAACTATAGGAACAGTCTGTTTGTCGCATTACTCGCATCATAACAGCATCTATGCGTCTCATAACATCAGTTTCAATCGTATGCTCAAAGAATTATGCATCCTCACAGCGTTCCCCTTACGGCGCATATAACTGCTTGGTTTACTGCTCTGAAGTGATTTCATTCATGCTGCACACTCCTGTTTTTGTGCTGCTGGATTAATCCACAGGCATTCAGTACGCACTTTTGTGCCTCGCCCTGCGCTAATTCGAGAGGGTTTTTCTGTTTTATGCCAACCGGTCAACATGTCGTTATACACATCCGTGTCGTAACCGCTGATCATCACCATGCCGGTCATCGTTCTGTCCACAGCCAGTAGTTGCACATGCCCTTCAACAGTCATTTCGTGGTTGTAATACCTATTACCCTGCACGCGCGTTTCCGGTACATAGGGTGGATCGATGTAATGCAGCGTGGTTTCAGCGTCATGCGCGCGCATAACCGCCAGAGCATCTTTATTTTCAATAATGACTCCCTGCAGGCGGTGGCAGACCGCAGCAAGGTTTGCTGGGTATCGCTCCCAAAGGTGCGCAGCGGTTGCGAATTTGCGTTTACTGTCGCTGCGAAACCCTGATTGACCCCCGATGCCTGCGGCAGAACCAAATCCCATGCACGCTCGGACGACCATCCGTCGAGCACGCTCTACGGGATCGGCAGCTGCTTCTCTCGCGGCGCAGAATTCATCTCGTAAATATGGCGTTAATGCGCAGGCATCCTGCAGGCGCTGGTTCTGTGCTGGGTCGCGCAATACACGGAATAAGTTCACCACCTCCTCATCAAGGTCGTTATATACCTCCGCATAACTGCGCGGCTTTTGAAGCAGCACGCCTGCAGCACCGCCGAACGGCTCGACATAGCACACATGTTCCGGCATCTTCTCGATGATCCATGGTGCCAGTCGAAATTTTCCGCCGTGATAACGAATTGCGGGATGTTTAATGCATACGCTCACTGTGTAGCTCCTTGGTTCGTTTTAATGGATTTATGCTGATCGATAATTTCTGAGACCTCAGCGAACGCCAGGCCATCGAGAGTAATAACACCGGTATCACTGATGTCAGCCTGGCTTACCAGCTCAACCAGCCGGCGGGCTTTCTTCACGCTGATCTCCGGCGCGATCACGCTGCGGGTTACTTTTTTCTTGCCCTGGGCTGCGGCTTTGGCTTTGTCCTGCTCAAGCACCTCCGCCGCACGGCTACCGAACTCCTCCACCCTTGCGAGCGCCACTTCTACGGACACTTCGTTATTTTTTACGCTCTGCTGTACCGCGTGATCAGCAACGCTCAGCGCCAGCAGCTTTTCAACGGTCGGAACCGATAGCCTTACCTGCGCGGCGATCTCACCGATTGAGACGTTAAACGCCTCCATGCGTCTAAGGTTGATAGCCATTTCCAGCGGTTTAAGTTTCAGCTGGTTATTGGAATTCATGACATGCGCTTGAGCTTCGAAATCACTTCCCTTGAACTGAACGATGCTGATCCATTCGATAGGCTGGCCTGCATCGCGGCAGCGCTTAAACTGTCGATAGCGGCGGTGGCCTTCGACAATCCAAACACCACCGCTATCGAGGGCTTTAACTTCAAGCGATGGAACCGAGCCGCCGGCCATCAAGTGTTGAAAGAGAGTTTCATCAGACTCTTTACATTCCGGCGAGTTGTAATCACGTGGGTTAAAGCCCTCTTTGATATGGATATCATCAAGGCGGATTAGCATGCGGCCATCAGGGCGCTTGATAACGCCGTCTTTGAGCATTTTCTTGAATGAGTTAGCCATTATTTTTTTCCTTTCCCAGTTCGTTCCATTTTTCAATCAGCAGCTCGCGCGCTTTATCTTTCGAGCCCAGCGCAAAGGTCATCCCGATGCTGTGATGGCCTACGCAGCGGATCTCCGCCCTTCCCGACCAGCGGCCCTCACGGGCGAAATACTCGACCACCTTTCCGCAGGTAGGGCATTTCGGTAAATCGGTCATTGCGCAGCCCCATAAAAAGCCAGCACGCGGCGCATCACCGGACTTTTTCGGCACTCGTGACAGATCACATTTCGCGCCGGGTCGTAAGGCAGCATAAATTTCGGCTCTTCGGCTTTTTCTTCTGCGGCCTGGCTTGCCTTGCCCATTTCTTCACGCCAGGCGAGATAAGCGGCTTCGCTCAAAAAGGCCCCGTGCTTGGCGGAGCGATAGAGACCGCCTAAATTGACCGCTGCGTTGAAAAAACGCTGCGCGGTACGACGTGAAACGCCACCGAACGCCGCTGCTTCATCAAGTGTCAGACGACCGCGTTCAAGTGCCAGATTCAGGATCTTTGCTGGCAGGTCAGGATTGAGTTTGTTAGCCATGAAAATTTCCTCTCGTTAAATTTTTAGTTAAACACCCGGAAACCCTTAAGGTCCCCTGCTCGGTAATCAGTGTTTTCGTAGCTCGTTTTCTGCACACCCTGACCATCTACAAGGCTATGGGGGCATAATTTCAGAGTCAGCTCGTCCCACTTTTCGCGCAGCTTGCTGGGGCTGAGTACGTTGCGGCACCAGAACGGATCAGCCTGGACGCGTTTAAACAGGTCGCAGATCTGCCGGTGAGTACGCCCGTCGATTGTGCGCATCAGGCGAATTTCGTTTGCCCAGGCGTTCCAGTTTGGGTCTTTAGGGCGCGCTATCTCGCCGTCTGTCTCAGCGGCTTTTTCGTAAAGCTGGCGGATCCGGCCAAAAATCCACTCAGCGCACTGGTGGTCTTCTGATATTCCCCACTTGCCTTTGAGAGAGGCGTTTTTTTGTTCGATAGAATCGCCGTCTGGGGATTCGTCAGAATTCCCAGACGAAGAGATCTGTTTTAATAACGGATCTGTAGTTACTGACGGATCGTGTCCAGATTCTGAACCCTCAGAACCCCGTTTTTCGCCGTTTTCTGGACGTTCAGAACCAGAACATTCAGAATCTGAACGTCCAGAATTTGAAGGTTCAGGTTTTGGACGTTCAGAAACTGAACCCTGATAACTTGCAGCTGCCTGACGCATTTTTTCGGCGTTCAGTGTGTACAGATTGGTGGCACTGCGCTGCCCTTTGCGCCGCTCTGTTCGGGTCAGCCAGCCGTCTTTTTCCAGCTGAGTTATCGCCGTTATGACCGTGCTACGCCCCGCGCCTAACTGCCGCGCAATCGTATCTACTGACGGCCAGCAAATACCCTCGTCACTACTGAAATCTGCGAGCCGTGCCATGATCAGCAATTTGATGCCCTTCACGCCGTGGGCGGCACAGCCATCCCACACCCAGGCGGATAATTTCACGCTCACAACTGGACCTCTCTGAACTTTCGTTCGAACTCTTTACAGCTCAACTCGCATACATCTGAATACCCCTGACGGAGAAACGTCACACGGGCATGCGTCCGGCTGACCAGAGTTATTTCCCGTCCGCGAACGTCACGGAATTTCTGGCCTGGCCGGATCTCAGCGCCACGATCTGCAGGTGCGTTCGCCGCGTTACGCTGGAGTGCGTTCTTCATGCGATTTAACAATTCCTGTTTTTTGAACATGGCGACCTCCGGTTAATGAAATCTGGGGGATTCGGTTATGGAACTGGCCTGCACCTGCTGATAGAGCGCGTCTACAGCGTCATCATGGGCATCAATGGCCTTGCCCAAGGCTTCCTGAGCGGCCAGCAGCGCGCGGCGCTCCAGCGTGTCGTAAATGCTCAGGCGGTGGCGGATGCTACGCGGCAGCACGGCCAGGATGGTAGGCAGCAGCATGCGGATCTTATTCCGGCGCTGTGCGGTTCTGCCGTCCAGCCAGCGGTGGAAGATGTTTTGCTGGTTGGTCCAGGCGTTCCCGGCGATTAGCGGCAGCGAGCCGCCGCCCTGGCGCTGGTACTCATCCGCGATTGCGTTAGCAACGTTGGCCTGCCCTACTTCCGCAGCCCAGGCCAGGAGAACGCATTGGATGTGCTCGTGTTTGATTTTCATTAATCACTTTCCTTGTGAGTTGAGGCGGTATTATCAGGAATACCGCTGGTTGGGTTTGGATGCAGATCGGGGCGCAGCTCGTGCGGAGTTACGCCGGTGAGCTGGTAAATATGGATCAGCCTTTCTGGGGGTACTCGCCCTTGATACTGATGCAGCCATTTGTTGAGTGATGAGGGTCTAACGTTCAGAGCCAGCGCCAGGCGGCGCTGATTTCCCATGAACTTGATAGCCTTTTCTAAACCGGTCATTTAATGCTCCCATATTAGCCGATGCGATACATTGTTAGCCTTTATCTAACAATTGTCAACAGGGAGAGAAATTGTGTCCGTTAGTGGTTGGCTTATACTGGCGCTATGAATACGAAGAAAAAGACATACGACACCCCACTGGCCGCCAGGCTGGTTGAGATATCGGAGCGAAACCACCTTTCCGGCTCAGACATGGCCAGAATAGCTGGGGTCAGCCGATCATCTGTCAATGCGTGGCATAAGCGGGGAACAATAAGTAAAGAGTCGGCAGCCAAGATAGCTGCTGCGGCTAACGTGTCTCTATCGTGGCTTCTGACTGGTCAGGAGGATGAGTCCAGACCGGGACTTGATGAGGAGGAGCAGGCGCTTATAGATACCTATCGGGCTATGCCCCCCATAGAACGCCGCAATATGCTTGCTGCTTTCCAGATGCGACTGGAGAAGTTAAAGGAATTTTACGCTGAGTACGCCGATCCAACTACCCGCCAAAAATAAATTCTACTGACAAACAAGAAGATACCGCCGATTGGCGGTATTTTTTTATCCGCATGATAGCCAAAGGTTGACACATGTTCACCTTTGTCGAATACTTACCCCATCTTAAGCACACAGGTGCGACAGGTGAAACGTTCCGCGGCCCGGCGACAAGGGAGCAATCAGAGGAGTAAGAGCATGAATGGTGGAGAGAGTAAAAAGAAGAAGGGCAGGCAAAGCGCCCGCCCAAAGAATAGCATTGTGAAACTTATTGCAACACGTTTGTCACTGATATGCCTTCGAGTTGCTCATCCAGAAATTTGTGAGTCCTCGCTAAAGTCAATGCAAGTTGTTGTGTTACTTCCGGTGACAGTAATAGACGAAGAGGAATATCACCATCAGTCGGGTGAGGAATTGAGATATCCAACTCCAACTCGCCTGTCTTGGCGCTAAATTTAATTTGCGTAATATCATTAACTGGCAAAGGGAAAATTACTGTTTGTTCAGACATTTTAAATCCTTACTTGTGGTGTGAGAGCCGCAAGGATGCCACTGAGCCTGATGTGGAAAAAAGACAGGCGTCTAGATAAGACAAGATTAGTAATTTATTTAAATTCACAACACGAATGAATTACCTTTATTTAAAGGAATGCTATATGAATGGAATAAAAATAATCGTCCCCACCGATACGGAAATTGATGTTGTGACTTCCATAATCACAGCGGCATGGAATGCAGGGGCAGCTCGCGTATCTGTCGAACGCTCCATTCCGGTGACGGTAGATATGTCTGTATCAATCAAAGGGGTTGTTTGCGACGGTCGCGAAGAATGCAATGAGTGTGAGATTACGCTCTGCAGCACCGCATGCCAGGAGGCGAAACGGCAGCGTAATGTTGCGGCGCTGGTCACTCAGTACGATAAGCAGGAAGCTGCGCTTTTAAAAACTGCAGATGAGTTACGGAGGGTTGCACATGCACACCATTAACACCGCCGAACTCAACGCCCTTCTGGCCGCGCTGGATAATAAAAAAACCATCGCGGAGTTTATCAATGACCATCAAATGCTGGATGAAGTAGCCGCAGCGAAGTCTTTAATCATCGTGGAGGTGTGTCACCGTGACCCCGTTATTCGCGCTCGTTTTAACGCTCTGCTCCAGCAGCACTGACTGCACGGAAGCAATCAAAAACGTATATGCCTCAGAGGCTCAATGCGATCAGGCGATTATGAAGAGCGTTTATTTAACGCCAATTGTTTTAAAGTTGAGTCAGATTTTCACGAGGCAATTATTAAAGTAACTTCTGACCCTAATTAAATTTCACCACCTTCTCCTACAAGGCGGCAAATAAATGGACCAGAAATATTGTGCGCATTGTTTAAAGCGCAGGGATTCGTGCGACCTAAACGCACGCGAAATTAAACGCTACCGTAGATTTGAGGCGTTTTACTTTTGTAATGATTCAGACTGTTACCTGAAATTCACAAAAGCCAGGCAGTCACTTTCGCAAATCAAGCGCGTTCAAAGCAATATCCGAAATTATTCACGAAATAATTATTGAGGTCCTTATATAAATAGAGGTGGAAATAGCTGATGAGTGATTACGGTGGCTCTGAGACGCCAAGTCAGAAAAGAGATCTCTGGCGCACTCCTCCGGAGATATTCGACGCGCTCGATATTGAGTTTGGTTTTTGGCTGGATGCCGCTGCGAGCTGGGAAAACACTCTTTGCGCGGACTTCATCGATGAGAAAAAAAACGCACTGGCGTGTGACTGGGAAAGTTACGGATCTATTTGGGTTAACCCGCCCTACTCCAGCATATCGCCATGGATACTCAAGGCGGCCGAGCAATGCTGTGTGCAGATGCAAAACATAGTCATGTTGGTACCAGCCGATATATCAACAGGGTGGTTTAGTAAGGCGCTTGAAAGCGTTGATGAGGTTCGGCTCATTACTGATGGTCGCATTCAGTTCATCCCCGAAGAGGCCGCATCTCGCCGCCTGTCAAATCCGAAGGGAAGCATGCTGCTTATCTGGCGTCCGTTTATCAGGCCACGGTGCCAATTTACGACGGTGACACGCGCAGCGTTACTTAATGCCGGTCTGCAGGTGATATCTAAATGAAAAAAATTACGGATATGCGGGTCGTCATATTCGATCTGCAAATGCATGGCCGCGCAGGTGCTCGTGAGATCGCACACCGAACCGGGATGACCAACGAAGAAGTGATTGCCTCCCTGGTAGCGCTGGAGAAGCTCTGCAAAGTGGAACAATCCAACGGGTATTGGTGGCTTTTTGTGGCACCCGTGGAGCCGGTTAAGAAGGTGGCGCGGCGAAAATCCTGCACCGTATGAAAGCAGATGATTATCTTTAATCAACATGGCAAATGCCGCCACGCTAAAGTGGCGGTGTTACGGAGTTAAAAATGGCAGACGTCATCTTTAATGAAGAATGGATGGTTGCATTAAAGCTCACAGAGAAAACCGGGTTGAGTGAGCGCCAGATAAAAGCATTACGAACGGGCGTATGGATCGAAGGCGTTCACTTCAAGCGCCAGTGTGTAACTGGCGGCGATACCCAGCGTGGTCTTCTCTGGTACAACTATCCAAGAATTAATCAACTTATCCAGGAGTTGTAATGTCTTTCCCCACGGGCGTTGAGTTGCATAACGGCAAGATTCGCATCACTTTCATGTACCGCGGTATTCGATGCCGCGAAGTGCTTAAAGGTTGGTTGCCGGGCAGCGCAAATATCAAAAAGGCCGGGAATCTTCGCGCGGTTATCGTCAGCGAAATTCAGCTCGGTCAGTTCGATTATGCACAGCGTTTTCCCGAGTCAAAAGCCATTGAAAAATTTACCAGCACGCGTGTTGCGCATACCTGGGGGCAGCTTGTCGAGCTTTGGACCGATGCAAAAGAAGAAGACGTGTCCAGAAATACCATGAGGCGCATCCAGGCGCAGCTCAGAACGATTAACCAGATCATAGGGGAAAATACGTTAATAGCTGACATCACTCACAGCGATATGATGCAGTACAGAAAGGAATTGTTGCGAGGGGATAATTTTTACGATGGTAGCAATAAAAGAAAAAAAACCGGTCGTAGTATAAACACTGTGAACGACTATGTTTCGCTTATCTGCCAAGCCCTGCGCTTCGCACACCGCAGCCGGTTTATCACTGACAAGCCGTTTGAGCACATTCCAAAACTGCATAAAGACCGAAAAAAACCGGATCCCCTGCAGCGGGATGAGTACGCCACGATGATGCTGGCCATTAAAGGCCAGGATCGGAATATGTGGCAGTATGGCATAAACGCGGGCCCGCGCCACGGAGAGATCGCGGCGCTGGCATGGGAAGATGTCGACCTTGAAACTGGTAAGGTACACATTCAGCGCAACCTGACAGCGCTGGGGGATTTCGTACCACCTAAAACGAAAGCTGGTGACCGCGAGATCACCCTGCTCGCTCCCGCTCTCGATGCGCTACGCGCTCAATACGAACTCACCGGCCACTTACCGGAAACGGTGATCGTTCAGCATTTCAGAGAGCACGGCAAAACCGAAGTTCAGAAGCACCGCTTTGTTTTTGTTCCCGGCCTTTCCGCCGGCCAGCCAGGGGATTACTTCTGCACGCAGTCCATAACTGACCGCTGGGACGCGTCCGTCAAAAAAGCAGGAATCCGCCGCAGGACGCCCTATCAGTCGCGCCACACCTACGCGTGCTGGATGCTGTCTGCCGGAGCGAATCCTTCATTCATAGCCAGCCAGCTTGGACACGAAGATGCTGAGATGGTTTTCCGCGTATATTCTGCGTGGATCAAAGAGTTCGACCTAGAGCAAGTGGACATGTTGAATAGAAAGTTAGAGTCTAATTCACTAGCGCTTCAAAATAGACCACGTGAAAAAATAAAACAATATAATCAATTTGTTATGAATTAACACCACAAAAAGCAAGCTTTATCGCCAAAAAATAATGCAAGCATTTTTATGTTTTTTGCTTGCTGAAAAGAACCCTGCAATCAATAATGACTTTCCCCTATGAATCAAGGAAGTCGTTATGTCAGATGATAATAAATCCCCTCAAGCAAAAGGGGGAAAGGCCCGTGCAGAAAAAATGTCTGCCGATGAAAGGAAGAGTGTAGCGACTAATGCCGCAAATCAGCGCTGGGAGCGTATTAAGCAGGCTCTTCCATCAGCACAGTTCGAAGGTGTCTTAAAAATCAATGATACTGAGTTAGAAGTCGCGGTACTAAATAATGGCAAAAGAATCATATCCCAATCATCAGTTTTCAAGGCTTTAGGGCGACCAAGTCGTGGTGTAAGGGCAACCCTTGACGGTGAGATCATACTCCCCGCTTTTATGGATGCTGCAAACCTAGTTCCTTATATTAATCAAGATCTTATGGAGGTGATCAAACGGGAGCGTTATTTAGACAACACTGGTGCTGAACTAGAGGGCTATGATGCTTCTATCCTTCCTTTAGTTTGTGATGTGTATTTAAAAGCTCGTGAAAATGGCGCACTGAAAACCAATCAAACTGACACTGCGCAAAAAGCTGAAATTTTAGTACGTTCCCTCGCTAAAGTCGGGATCATAGCTTTAGTTGATGAAGCCACAGGTTACCAAGAAGTAAGACCGAAAGATGCGTTGCAAGCCTATCTTGATAAGATCATCAGCAAGGAGCTCGCTGCATGGGCCAAGAAGTTTCCCGATGAATTTTATGAAAATATCTACAAGTTAAGAAACTGGCCTTGGACTGGCATGAGCAAAAACCGATTCAGTGTGGTTGCACACTATACAAGGGACCTTGTTTACGAGCGGTTAGGCGATTCAATTCTGCAAGAACTTGAGAAAAAAACCCCAAAACAAACCAATGGCCAGAGAAAAAATAAAATGCATCAATGGCTCACTGATGACGTTGGAAACCCTATGCTAGCTCAACACTTGCACTCATTAATAATGGTTCAACGTTTAGCAATTGCTAATGGATATGGGTGGAATCGTTTTATAAAAATGGTTGATCAAGTCATGCCACGTAAAGGTGGTACTTTCGAACTCGAATTGAACGATACGACTTTATAAAGTATCAACTACATTATGATTAAATAAACCCTCTGCTCAAGGGGTTAGCATGTTAGCGGCTACGTTAGCTGATGCGGAAATGGTGTACCGGGTTTACTCAGCGTGGATTAGAGAGTCTGACGGGGAACAGATGGACTTGCTTAACCGCAAGTTAGGGTTTGCCCCCACCATGCCCCCAGAAAATAAAATAACAAAAATTAGATAATAAAATCAATAGTTTAGATGGGCACTACAATACCGTAGGGGGGTATACTATTTTATTTTACAGAGGCCTGTAAACGACAATGTTTATGGGGTTGTTACTGGGGGGAGATTTGATGACACTTCAGGACAGGTCACTGCCCTTGTTAAGGGCAGTTTGCGCGAACATTAAGGCTTAAATATCATCCCGCGTAAAACCAACAACGATTTCGAGCGTATTTCTTATCACATCGGCAGCCTCTTGATCCGATGTTTGTTCAAGCGCATAAATTAACTGCAGAATAATTTGTTTATTACTTAAATTATCGCCACTGAGCATAATACATCTTATTGCTGAGCCTAATATGGCTGACTCAACACTCAAGTTACCCCCCGCAGAACGGAAGTACGACGCCAGCGCCTGATCCTGGAGTGCATTGAATTGCTGTGTGTACTGAGAGATATTGGGTTTCATATCATTCACTCAAAGATTAATGTTTTTTATCGTATTTATGCTGCGTCGTGTTCACCATAAGATGGTGCATGCTGTTGATATGACAATTTTTTCTGACGTCTGAATGCATGCCACCGCTGGATTTAACCTTTTGCTCAACCTCTGCGACCGCCGACGACAGCGCGCTTCGTCTTTCAACATCACGTTCTGTACTGGCCATAATTTTCAGTTTAACGGCAAGAGACTTAAAATTTATTGGACCGTTGTCTTTCAAAATTAATAAAACAGCCTCACCAATAAGATCGTCTTTTAGCTTTTCACATCTCGTTCTATGCATAACTTTTCTCACATTGCTGTTGAGCTAAAGCAGCGCGTGACTTGTTATCGTTCAAAAAAAAGGCTTATTAGCTCGTTATAGTGCGCTATTTCTGCTTCATCTTCCGTCTGTTCCACCCGCCGTAATAACTTTGTACAGATAGCCAGTCGGCTCAGATGACGTCCTTCACTCAGTATCTCACCCACAATTAAACCCAGCGTCTCCTGCTGGCTACGCATACTGGCTTTATTAAAGTAGGCGGTAATTGCCTGAGCTGAACTTTGGCGCGAACTGTTCCCTCGCATGGGTGCTCCGTGTTGATATTAAGGGGTTAAACAGATGCTAAAAAAATATACTAATTTATTATAGTTGTACACTCTGATTGTACAGGTTTATGGATTTTTAAATGCCCGGCTAAGTAATTCCTAAAAATAACGTTTTTTAACAGAGACTTGAAATGAAAATATATTTTCGAGTCATGCCAGAGTAGAAAACTCTTGCCGAATTGCGCCTGACGTTTAGCCGCCGCAGTCTGTAACGACATACTGTTATCAGGCGCAACCCCGAGCCTTATACCGGCTTAATATTCTGATTCATCCGGAACAGATTTGTCGGGTCGTACTTGCTCTTCAGCTCCACCAGCCGGTTCCAGGTCGCCCCATACGCGAAGGCGATGCGGTCGGTCTCCTCCTGGGTGAGGAAGTTGATATAGGCCCCGCTGCTGGCAAAGGGCTGTGACCTGGCGAAGAACTCCCGCGCCCAGGCGATGCAGCGCTCATCCTCGGCGGCGGTTTCCCAGCGGCCGTGCACGTTCATCACGTAATTCGCATCCCGGCTGGAGTAGGCCATGGCCTCGGGCGCGACGCGGGTCGTCTGGCCGCCAATCGTCCCGATGAATATTTCACAGTGCGGGGACGGCAGCCTGGCCGCGTATTCGATGATGGCATCGATCACGCCGTTGCTGATTTGCGCAAAGTTGTGCGACTTCCAGTAGTTGCGCGCCCCTTTCGCCAGCAGCGGATCGAAGGCCTGCTGCCAGGCCGTATAAGGTTGGACGCCGACGTGCTCGCCCAGCACCGTGCCGAACTCGCGTAGCGGCGCGATAAGCCTTTCCCCCTCTTCCGGGTCGCCCACATAGCACAGGGCCAGCGCGATCATCTCTCTGCCGTGAACCTCTGCGGGCAGGAACGGCAGCGGCGGCGCCTTGCGCGTCACCATCCAGACGTTGAGCTCCTCCGGCATGGTCTCGGTGAAGCGGGCAAACTGCGAGATCACCGATTTTGCCTGCTCGAATGGAAAGACGATGAGCCCGCTCAGCACGTTCGGCCCGACGGGATGGAGCTGGAAGTCAAAGCGCGTTACCACCCCAAAATTGCCGCCGCCGCCCCGCAGCCCCCAGAAGAGGTCCGCGTTTTCCGATTCGCTGGCATTCAGCTGCTGGCCGTCTGCCGTAATAACTTCGGCAGAGAGCAGATTGTCGATGGTCATGCCGTATTTACGACTCAGCCAGCCGAACCCGCCGCCGAGCGTCAGGCCCGCCACCCCGGTGGTTGAATTGATGCCCAGCGGCGTGGCGAGGCCATGAGCCTGCACCACCTGATCAAAGTCGCCCAGCGTACAGCCGGGCCCGACGCTGGCCGTGCGGGTAGTCAGATCCACCTGCACGTCTTTCATCAGCGAGAGGTCGATCATCAGACCGTCGTCGCAGACGGCGTTGCCCGCGATGTTATGTCCGCCCCCGCGGACCGAAATAACGAGATTTTGCGTGCGGCCAAACTGGATGGCGCGGATAACATCTTCTGTGGAGGTGCAGCGTGCGATTAAGGCAGGTTTCCTGTCGATCATGGCGTTCCAGATCTGGCGCACCTCGTCGTAGTCGGCATCGTCCGGGAGC